TACTATTGATTTGTATCGCCCCTGTAGCATCTAAATCCACCGAGGCCGTATTAGTAGTGGCAAGAACACGACTGTCGCTGACCCCTATAATTGTAGAACCGCCCTCCTGAATATTAACGCCGCCTGTCCCATTAATCGTCAAAGCCCCGGCACTGGTAGACCATGTGGCAGCGGCAGCAGAGGTGATGGTTAATGCTCCACCAGAGGTAGTAAGATTTGAGGCCGTAGATGAATCTATAGATACCCCGGCACTGTCTATTGTAACAGCGCCCGATGCGTTCAGATCATAAGCCGCAGTGTCTATGTTAAATTCAGTTGCAGAGTTCAGGTCAACCGTAGGAGCAGTAATATCCAGCGTAGTCCCCGCATTAACTTCTAAGTGACCGTCTGCACTGGCTATGATATTCTCACCGCCTGCCGCATCGTGGAAGGACAGCTTAGTATCGCCCGCAAGCACTAACTCATCGGCGCTTTCATCCCAAAGCACGTATTGGCCGCTGGTCGCCCCAAAGAATTTTACATCGTGGCCTGTATCATTTACGCCGACCGTCAGTGTCCCATCGAGCTGTGAGGCACCGGCATCTATCCACAGGGCGTAATTACCAGTATCTCCTTCATCCGGCGCATTCTTTATATATACCGTTGCCGCATTGGTAACCGTTCCTGTTGCTGTAATATTCGGCTCCTCAACCGCCAGGGAAGCGACCAGTGCTGTAGTTCCTGCGGGAATAGTCTGAGCGCCACCGGCAGTAACATAGAGCGCGTAGGTGTCATTTGTTGCTGAGTGTGTAGCCGCAGGAGGTGAAATCTTTACGAACTTATCATCGGCACCGACAGCTCCGAAAGCGAACACATCATCACCAGCGTCAACGTTAAAGCCGTTGGCGATGTTATTCGTTTCGATCCTAAAGTTTAGATCCTGTGAGTCCTCATTAAATACCGTACCTTGAGAGCCTACCGAAAAAACCTCTCTCGAGCTTGCCGCAACAAAGCTCGAGAAAACAAATTCGGAGGCTTCACTTGCGTCTGCTACAGTGTTATAAACAATCTGCATTTTACCATAAGTAATTGATTCAGCAACGGCATTCCTACCTTTAAAAACAAGCTCGACACCATCATTATCTGCTGGTGTAATACTACCAGGCGTAGTGGAAAAAGTGGCACCGGTTCTTACACCCCCAGCTCCATCAGCTGTATTATCAAACGTCTTGGTACCGGTTATGGTTTGTACTGCAGCTTTCCCAACTAGACCTTCTTCACCAAGTAAGTCCACATTGGATTCTTCTATATTTGTACCTTCTATAAAAGATTGAAGAGCATCAAGCCATAAAGTAACCTGATCTGCTTGAATAGATGCGCCGGCGGAAGGTTTCGCTATACTAGGTTCGGTAATACTAGCCATTGTAAACTCCTTAACAAATTGTTACTAAGCTTAATTCTCTAGAGGTATGTATTCAACCTGATAACCTTCGATGGCCGCAGGATCAGAACTCCACCATTCAGGCGCAACAGTTTCACAAACTCTATTCACGTAAAAATCTGAAACTCTTGAGCCACTCCCCACCCACTTGTGATCATCGTCCCAAAATATACCTGAGTCCCATGCCAACTCAGTAGAGCCAATACTAAGACGGCCTGTAACTGTAGCCCCACGACCCTGATCCACATGAACCTGTGTAGAAACAGTCTGCTCGTTAGTACGCCTTCTATGTATAGTTCTTATATTCAATATATGTTTTAGTTTGCCCGGCGTACCAAGATCGTTAGGGCTCATTTTAATTCGCCAGTCCAAACCACTACCATTATCGTCAATAGAAGTAGCTTCGTTGCCTTTGAACAAAACCCCAGATGTTGAACCAAACCAGTCTACCTCATTATTACTGAGTATAAGGTTAGCACCATAATTCATAGAATCGGCAGGTGCATCAAGCCATGTATCATTAGTTTCCCAATCCCACACTAGTACTCTATCGTGTCCCGAACTATCACCAGATGAATTACAAAGTAGCCTCACCTGATGCTCTCGCTCCCTGACGAAAGCTTGTGTGTTAGCTAACCTATCTTGGTTCAAGCCAAGCCAAGTAGTGACATCATCACTATTAGCTACCTCAAAACTAAAGTCAGGGCGGATCACCACTAAACCCTCCCTAGCTGGACACATAACAAACTCAGGTCTTGTCACAACTCCCATTCTGCTAATGGGAGAGAAACCTCTCTGTGGTTTATCAATCTGGAAGTCATAGTGACCCGGTTGAGGGGCGAAAATAACCTCGCCTGGATACATACCATCCTCTTTAAAGATCAGAGCCTTTCCCCAGGCATCCGCCGCAGCTACAATTGCCGGCCCGCCATCATATATCTCGTAAAGGTTATCAGATCTCCAAACGGATATATCGACTATATAGGTACTCCTATTAATGTCACACCATCTTGCCCTCGTCGGGTAATAGGTCCCACCTTCAGTGGTTCCAAACGCCATAAGCAGATTCTTATGCACTATCATACATTTGGCTTTAGTGAACGGAACCTGCGCGTTCGCTATAGCCGACAAGTTTGAAGTATTGGTAGGAGAAGTATCATCATCTCCATTCCAAACCCTTGGTGGATCTACCGTATTGTTTAAGATCAACTGGTTTTTAGTGAAAGCGAAGTTCACCAGGTCATTTACGCCACCAGTTAAATCAGAACCTGTTATATCAACCCTAGTTGATCCAGTTCCCCCAGGATCGGAGTACACTTTGGTAGGCGTCACCACCACTTGTTTAGTTTCACCATTCGAGAACTTACCCTGCCACAAACCAACAACAGCTTCAGCACCAGTCAATGTGGCATTGTTATACTTCACGTAACCATTTCTAGACTCAGCTATACCCCGCTCAGATATATTAACGTTAGTTAAAAGCTCACAATGTTCAGGCGTTAGTCTGCCATAAGGGTCAGGATACTTCCACCTACTCATCTGACCGCGAATCCTGAATATCTGTGAAGAGGTAACCTCGTCGGTTACCCTATCTAAGGTTATATTAGTCATTAGTTACTCGCCAGTCCAAAATCTACACCGGCGATTTGTGGTCTCCCCGGCCTATTTTGTGTACCCACGTAAGACTGAATATCAGCGAAGACATGAATCGCCGCAGGTCTATGGTTCTTCTCGGCCGCAAAGTCAAGCATCCGTTGTTCAAAAGTCTCTCTATGCCTATCAGCAGTGCCACTTTTACCTATGGTCGGCAGCAGATCCTTAGTAGTACCCCAAATCAACAAGTCGTGGAACTCTTGGTCAAACTCGGGCCAGTCTTCATCATTAACCAACGGAGGCTTGCGCATCTCAGCCCGCACATTATAAGTGATAACAGAGCTAGGAATGGTGTGCAACCTCACCCAATTGTAATCAGGACTGTCCCACCATGTTGGTATCACAGCCAACACATTATCCGCAGAATCCTTTACCGTTAGGTTCCCAGTAAATGTATTACCGCTGGTTGCCGCCTTAACAATCCGCTCAATACCAAGCGTTGAATCATAAGTGTTGTCGAATTCTTTTTCTTGAACACCTATTAACGACTGTATCTCAGTGACCAAAACACCACTAGCATTAAAACCGGTTACCCTAACTTTAAAATTATCACCCGAGTCGTTACCGGAATCGCTTGTAATGGTGATCTTACTATCCACAGAAGGAAACTTCTCAACCCCCCTAGTTCCTATAGAAAAGGCTTCAAACGGTGTACCTGTCGCAGTGGAGCCGGCGTGAGCCTGATCATAATGTCGCGCAGTTGTGTTATACACAAAGCGCGGTGTAGTTGGGTCCTCTATGTTCACTATCTTCCTGACATAAAGCGGCATACCATACTCAGCCGTGTCAGCCACAGAAGCGAAACTGAAAACCCTATGCTCATGCGGAACATTCCCGGAGTCGAGCACCTGCCTGTAGGTCTGGTTGATGCCTAGACCTACAGCCTTCTCAAACTCTCCACCTGTAGCTTGTCCACAATAATCAATGACTGCTTTCTTTGCCTCAGCAAAGTCCATGACTTAGCCTTTCTTAGTGGCCCTTGTTACCGTTGGTTCTGCTGCTTTACTACCAGCATCCAAAGTTTCTTGCAAGCTGGGAGCTAAATCGCCCTCTTGATGTTTAATAGCCATACCATCTTGGAAATTCTTAAACATAGCCGAGAAGGAATCATACATCTCGGTCTGCGCAGTCTGGCGCTTGTGGTCCTCGGAGCGCGCCAAAGATTGACGAGCCTCAGGCCCATCCGTCTTCAGAATCTTGTGTACTCTAAAATCCCATTTCTCGAACATCGGCACATCTTCCTCAGTAGCGTCCATGTGGTCATCTACCTCGGCCAAGGACAAAGGAGGACGACCCGGGATTATCCCCACCACCCCAGACAAGGTACCAACCAACCCGATAATCAAACCGTCATCCACGCTGACAGGCCTTTCCTCTCCATCAATCCCGTGTACTTTTAACCTGGTGGTGGCCCTTCTACCGCGCGCAATATCAGAAGTTACTTCCTCGTGCCACTCACCTTCAGGTTGGAAATCCGCCCTGAACTTATCGGTACTCACATAGCGGGTCATCACCACCGTTTCGCGCTGCGTATCGGTCATCCGCAAAGGAACACCTATAGTCAGGTCTCTTATGTAACCCTTTTGTTGATCCTTTTCAACCGCTTTGTCAATTAAAACTGGCATAGCCCTGCCTCCTTTTAAGTTATGGTATGCTGAACCCTGCAATGTTTACCTGGCAATCCGCGGAACTAGCTGAAATAGCTGCACTCACGGCGTTACCAGGTGTACCTATCCAAACCCCATTCTGTGGTTGGAACTGGAAACCCTCAACACTAACATCCAGTTTCCACTCGGCCAACACAGTTGAACCATCTTTAAGTTGTATAGTTGAGTCTGCGTCACCATGGCCCGAAACATGAGTTACAACATGAGAAACATTAGTAGCCGCAGCATGGGTTGCCGTAGCACCGGAGTCAGTACCTGCCGTAGTCTCGCTCCACGCATTAGTTAAATCAATCTGAGTAGTCATCCTTAAACCCCCACAGTTTTAAACATCTCGTTAAGTCTATGTTCGTATGTATGCGCACTTCTAACCAATTCATGCCCAGCTTTTGCTACCTTCTCACGTTCCATTGGGTTCTTTAGCGCCCACCTTACAGCCTCGACGGCTTCTTCTTCGTCGGTGTAACCTAGGAAATGTTTCCCTTCCTCAAAACCAAGGTCTTCCCAACCAACCACGTTCCTGTTAGTGACTAAACAATTACCGTAACTAAGAACCTCAAAGAACCGCATGTTAAGGTCATCTCTGACAGACACGTTGAAGCCTACCCTAGCCCTGGCATAACGGAGCGCGGCCTGCTCAAAGAATACACTAAAAGCGAACCAGCTATTCGGGAACTCTTTGAACACCGTATCTAGGTATTGTATCCTGTCATTAGTACATTTCGCAAAGGAGTGGAAGTGGCCTACAAACGCTACATCGTGTATTTTTTGAAGCCCAAAAGGTCCAAAGAAGTCCTTTGGCAGATCACCTTTAGCATTCTGAAATTCCCCGTAACTGGGATCTAGATTAGGGGCGCAACCTAAAGGTAGCCAATGCACGCTTTTCACACCATCAAATTGCATCTTCTCAACGTCAGACTTCTGACAAAGGAACACATGATCGAACTTTCTTGCCCATTTTAGCCTGGCGTCGTAATCAAGATGCGTGTCTACGAGCCAGCAAGCGTTTGGGCTAGGAAGATCAGGCATAGGTATCTCATCACGCCCGTCATCTACAAACAACCAAAAGTCATGTTTATCAAAATCAGGTTCCTTGTACCAAGGCCTGCTGTAACGCTCCATACCGGTTTCTTTGTAACCCATCCTAAAAAATGTCTCTGTGACACGCCTAGCTGTTCCATTATTGCGTACCTCTGCATTGTAAACAAGAGCTGGGCTTTTCATGCCGCCACCTCCTCATTTACAACAGCCATTTTCCTGCATACCGCCCTAATAGTAGCCATAGGAGCGCGCTCAACAAAGTCAACAACAAAACCGCTGGATAGCAGAAGGTTATCCAAACTCTCATCGTTAAAGGCATGTAAGTGTGTATAATCCAGAAGCATCGCATTATTATCTAACGTATAATAAGGCACAGTCAGGAATAGTGAGCCACCGGGGACCAAAAGTCTATGCCATTCATGCAGCGCCGCAATTGGATCTATCATATGTTCCAGAACATGCGCAGCTACTATATACTGCTG